TTAAGTGATTTAGTTGAAGGTCAGCAAGATAGAGGGTGGGCGTGTGGCGCTTCAAGTGGAAGAGTGGCGTTAGTAAGAGAAAAAGATTTAGAAGAAGTATATCTCATAGGACACGATTTAGTAAGTGATACACACAAAATTAATAATATGTACAAAGGTACAAAATTCTATGGATTACCAGAGGCAGGACCAATACCTGCTGTCAATTGGATAAATCAATGGAAAACATTGATGACAGAATACCCTAAAGTTCAATTCTATAAAGTCAATCCAGATGGTAATAGTGGTAAAACACCAGTTTCTTCAACAATAAGTGAATGGACAGGAATAAAGAATTTAAAATATATTTCATTTCAAAATACACTTGACAAATTAGGTATTTCCTGATATATTATACGAATATGTTAAAACAATTAAAGATTCGAACTTTGATTGGCCTTGTGGCTGAACAACGCTTAAGCGGGTGTAAGGCATGGGTTGAGAGGGTTATGGGCGAATGCCTGAAGACACTCAATTTAGTTGTAAGTATGGACCATCTAACCATTAGATTGGACGCTTCCAGAAAGCTTGTGGGTAAACCAATAAGTCCCACCAGGAACATATAGAGGTAATTATGTTTGACGGTTTTATATATAGATTATTAGATACGATTATTAATAAGTGTGAAAGAACTAGAAAATGGTTACAAAATAGATCGTTGCCTAGAACTTGTAGATCAGCAAAAGAATGGGCAAAAGATTATGAAAAGTATAAAAGTAATCGTATAAATAAAAATGATACCGAATAATACAGGTAACACAAATACAACGAACACGAAAATACAAAGGAGATAAAATATGGATTTCGAAGCGTTAAAACAATCGTCAAGTAACTTTGACAAACTTACAAAAGCCATTGAGGCAAATCTCGGTTCCGAGAACAAAGAACAAAACAAATCAAAATACCAAGACGACAGATTTTGGAAACCAGAATTAGATAAAACTGGTAATGGTTATGCTGTCATTAGATTTTTACCTGCAGTAGAAGGTGAAGATTTACCTTGGCAAAGAGTATGGTCACACGCATTCCAAGATGTTGGTGGTTGGTATATTGAAAACTCTTTAACAACACTAGGTCAAAAAGATCCTGTGTCAGAAGAAAATACTAGATTATGGAATACAGGACTTGATAGTGATAAAGAGATTGCTAGAAAGAGAAAAAGAAAATTATCTTACTACGCAAACGTATTAATACAATCAGATCCAAAGCATCCAGAGAACGAAGGTAAGGTGTTCTTATTCAAATTCGGTAAAAAGATATTTGATAAGATTACAGAAGCTATGCAACCGGCGTTTGAAGATGAGAAACCAGTCAATCCTTTTGACTTTTGGAAAGGCGCTAACTTCAAATTGAAGATTAGAAAAGTTGATGGTTATTGGAACTATGATAAGTCCGAGTTTGAGGCTGTGTCACCAGTTGCTGAAGATGATGAAAAAATCAAATCAATTTGGAAACAACAGCATCCTCTAAAACCTTTCCTAGACCCTAGTAATTTTAAAACCTATGATGAACTCAAAGAGAAACTGAATAGGACTATTACGGGTGTAAGAAGCACAACTACTGCTGATAAAGTAGACCTCCCAACTCAAAACAACAGTAGTGTGAAAAGTAATGAAGTCGCTTCGACTTCTGCTAGCGATGATGACGATACGTTATCTTACTTTAGTAAATTAGCAGAAGAGGAGTAATTCTCTCTCGCTTCAAAACTTTGAAAGGGCGCCTGAAAGGGCGCCTTTTTTATTATAAATATAAGCGTAATGGCTATCTCAATTTTAGATCCACTAAAAGACAAACAAGGCGGTATTCAAAAGAGTGCTAACTGGTATAGAAAAACTGTTGCTGATTTAGGTGACAGAATAACTGCCAGAAAACTAATGAATAGTGGCAAATTAAATGGTATTCCTAGTAGAGGACGATTAAATATGTTCTTCTATGACCCTAAATATAAACAGGTGTTACCATATTATGATACATTTCCACTTGTATTACCGTTAGAAACAATTCCAGGTGGATTTATGGGTATGAATTTTCATTATTTAAGACCACTACAAAGAGTAAGTTTATTAAATAATTTACAAAGATTTGCCAGTGGCGGAATGAGTAAGAATACAAGAATAGACGCAACCTATAATGGAATTAAGAATATAGGTATTGCGAAGACAACAATTAAGAAATATTTGTATGGTCATGTAAGATCAAGTTTTTTAAGAGTTGATTTTGACGAGGCAGCATTAGCAGTGATGTTACCTGTACAACAATTTAAGAAGGGAAGTCCATACTAATGGCAATATTACGAGGCGGAAAAAGAATTGGTGGATATGATGTAAGAATAGGTTTGCCTAGAGATAGAAGCCTTGATAATGTTAATCAGGATCCAAGATTACGACAACAGGCTGGAGGTAATCCAGAAACTACATCAGGTAGATTTCAAGCTTATGTAAATGAAGCTGAAGGGTTTGCTCGTTCTGCTAGATTTTATACAGAATTTTTCTTACCAAAAGGATTAAGTTTCGGTGGTGGTATAGGTGGTGAAGATACAGCAGTTCAAGTAAAAGGAACTGGCGAAGGTGTTGAATCATTTACAATGTCAGAAGAATTACAAGCTGTACATACTGCGAATGGTAAAAGAGTTAGAGCATTTTGTTCAGAAATATCTATGCCAAATAGAGAAGTAGTGACGAAAGAAATTAGACATGGAAACGCACCTGCTAGAAACCATGTAGTAGATTTTAGCTCATCAGATATAACTGCAACTTTTTACTTAGATAAGTTTATGAGAGAAAGATCATATTTTGAGTTATGGCAACAAGCAGCATTTAGTACAAAGTCATTTAATAAAAATTATTATGACAATTATGTATCTGATATGAATATATTTCAATTAGGTAATTATGCTAGTAGGCAAGAACGTGATGATGTAACTTACGGAGTTAAATTATTTGATTGTTATCCAAAAACACTTGGAGCAGTTAATTATAGTTATGAAGAAAACAATGTACAAACATTTCAAGTTACATTTGGTTTTAGATATTGGGTTAATTACTTTATTGATAAATCAGGACAAATAGAATTAGGACAATCAGAATTTGGAACACCAGAAGTAAAAACTGCTGGTGGACTATTTGGTGGTATATTGGGAAGATTACCACCTGAATTGAGAAGAGCAGGGCGTGATGTTCTCAACGATTTAAGAAGAAGAGCGCCAATCGGTAGAATTACAGGTGGAAGAGTATTTCCTCCATTTAAAATTCCACCACTAAATTTGTAATATAAGGAGTTATAATGGCATTACCAAAGGTTGAAGCACCAAGATATGAATTGACTTTACCATCGCAAGATATAAAAGTTAAGTATAGACCATTCCTAGTCAAAGAAGAAAAGATATTATTAATGGCTATGGAATCTCAAAAAGAACAAGAAATTTATGAGGCAACAAAACAAATAGTTGACTCATGTACATTTAATACTTTAGATGTTGAAGCTTTACCAATGTTTGATTTAGAATATCTATTTTTAAACATAAGAGCAAAATCAGTAGGTGAAATATCAAAATTCAAAGTATTATGTCCAGACGATAAAAAAACTTATGCTGATGTTGAGATTGACTTAACAAAAGTAGAAGTCCAAGTTGATGACGAACATACAAGTAAGATAATGGTTGACGAAGCAAGACAATTAGGTGTTGTGATGAAATATCCTACAATGGAAATATTAAAGTCAGGCACAAATATAGACAATGCAAACATGGAAGCTATTTTTGATATGCTAACACATTGTATAGATCATATATTTGAGGGCGATAAAATATATCCAGCGAAAGATAGTACACAACAAGAAATTAAAGATTTCTTTGAGAGTTTATCACAAGAGAATTTTGCTAAAATTAAGAAGTTTTTTGATACAATGCCTAGAGTTAGACACGAATTTGAAGTGACTAACCCTGTTACAAATGTTAAAAGTATGGTTACATTAACTGGACTAAACGATTTTTTCGAATCAGCCTCGCCCATAATAGCCTAGAGGCATACTTCGAAATTACATTTGCGTTATTACATCATCATAAATATTCATTAAGTGAAATTGAAAATATGATACCTTGGGAAAGAGATATTTATGTATCAATGTTATTAAATCATATAAAAGATGAAAACGAAAGAAGACAAAGAGGAGAGAAATAATGATAGAAAAGATTAAAAATATATTTGGGTCAGGTTGGTCTGGTATAAAATATAGTATAAAACAATTATGGCATTTCATAGAGGTAGAGATACCTGAACTAATGTCAAATTGGAGACTAGTACCAAGATTATTAATGTTAGCTTATGGTTGGGCATTTTTAGATGTAATCAATTGGTTTATGGCACTAGAGAATCCTAACAACGCACAAGCAGGGTTAGTGTCAGTAGTAGTTGGCGCCGGCGCTGGTTGGTTTGCAATATATGTAAATGGCAAACCATCTAAAGTAAAGAATAAAGAATAATGGCTATCCAAGAATCCGACATTAAAGCATTGATGAAGACAGTTATGTCAACTACAATGAAAACTGTATCATCTGGCCAAAAGGCTGTTATATCTCCTACAGAAATTAGAAATATAACAAAAGAAATAGTTGCAGATGCTGAGTCGGGTTCAATAACAAGATTTGAGAAAGCATTAGACAAGTCAAAAACAATTTTAGATAAACTAAATGTAGATTTAAAAGACTTTAATACATCTTTAGCAAAAAGAATTAAAGATTTAGACGAACAAAATTTAAAATCTTCTAAAGAAGTAGAACAATTAAGAGCACAAAATATAGTTGCTGAAGTAAAAGCAACTAAAGAAGGAAAACAATTTGCTTATGAAACTAATATATTAACTAATAAAGAAATTGCTGCTAGATTAGCAATGTTAGAAAAGAATAAACAATTAGTTGAAAGAGAAGAAAATAAGATTATAGCAAAAAGAGAGAAATTGTTATCACAAGAAACATTAGGAGATGAAGATAAGGCAAAAATCATTTCTGATGAACAAAGAATAACTGTATTAAAAGAAAAATTACAAAAAGAAGAAGATGTATTAACACCATTATCAAAAAAAGATGATATGGCTGGACCATCATCTTCATTTTATCAGGCACTAAAAGAACCATTTATTGCTGTAGGTGATGCATTTATGTCATTGAAAGATATAGGTACAGATGTTGTTAGAGTATTTAAATTCTTTTCTGAAGGTGGTCTCACTAAAGGTTTAAAGAGTTTTAAAAATGGTATCATGGCACTAGGTAAATTCTTCATGTCAACAAAGGTATTAATTGGTTTAGCGATTGCTGGCGTAATAGCTGGTATAGTTTATTTTAGAGATGAAATTAAAGCAGTTGCCAATTTTATAATGGGAATACCTCAAATGATAGGTGACTTTATAAAAAAAGCATTTACTAGAATATCAGATTTTTTCAAAGATATGATTAATGTAGTAATCAAACTAGTAAACAAAATACCTGGAATCAATATACCGTTACTTGAAACTTCTACAATGAAAGAAGAAAAAGAAGAAGCTGCTAAACAAGAAAGAATTAAACAAGGTGCAAAAGAATTTTCTGGCGATGTTGATGTAAATACAGAAAGCGGATTTATAGATAAAGGTTCATATCTACAACCTAGTTTTGAACAAGGTCAAGCGTTTAGTGATAGTGCAGGTATGGGTAATGAACAATCTAATATCGTATATGATAAAGGTTCCAAATCTGCTATGATAATAAATAGACAAGTTGTAGGAGATCAATTAAGAGGATCAGGCGCAACTGGTACCGGAGATGCATCAACTGCTAAAACATTATACCAAGAAAGTAAACAAGCTTCAATGTACGATACTGGTGAAGTACCACCTGTCATAATTAATAATTCAAATCAATCAAATGTTAATTCAAGTGGATCTACAACAGTAGGATTTACAAACAATAAAAATATTGATGATACCTTTACTAATTTGAATTATGTAATGCCTTAATATGGGCCTAAATCTTTTTCAGTAATTAATTTAAACTCTGCACCATTGTCTTCACAATAAGACTTTGCGGCATTCCATTTTGCTTGATTTTTAATATACTCAAAACTGTCACGCATGAATGCTCTAGTTTTCTTCTTAGGTGCCTTTGGTGGTTTACATTGACGAGATGGTTTAATCTCAATAAGAAACTTTTTACCTTTTGATGTCTTTACAATGAAGTCAGGATAGTAAGAATGATACTTTTTATCAATCGGGTTGTAATATCTTATAGATAATTCTTCACTTGCCCAATTGGTTATATCAGGACTACGGTCACAATGCAACATAAACTTACGCTCTAATAATGAACGATAGACTATTTTTGATGTGTCGCCAACGTATTTTTTAGGGTTAGATGGGCGATATAAACCTTTATATGACTTCCTCATTGTGTTATAAATATTATCATTACAAGGATATTTAGATGGCTTTTACAAGTAAGATTTCAAGTGTTATAAAAGGTTCGATTAAGAACCAAATTTCAAATTCAATAGGCGGACTAGCAAGTAATCTTGTTGGTGGAAAGATGCAAACAAGTAAAGTTGCTGCTAAACTGTTAAATAAGTCTCCCCTAGAAATAGAGAATGTCAATCCTACTTCACATATGAAAGAAAATCCATATTCATATGGTACAGTATATTATCCAAATGAAACAGCAAATTTAGGTGAAGGACATTTTGTAATATTTGATGTCATCATGCATAACTCATCAAAGTTTAAAAACACAAGTTTTAATAATAGTAAGATTAGTACAAATGTAGCAAACGCAACTGATGAATTTACACAATCACCTCCAGGTAAAAGTGTTGCAGCGATTAAAGCAGGACAACTTGCTGAAAAAAGAGTATTTGGTGTTAAGTCAGGATTGAATGAAAAGACACCTACACACTCATTTATATCAGATAGTATTATCTTATATACACCAGCAGATGCTATGAAATTTGGTTATGGAGCTGATTATGATATGCCATCTACAGGTATTGCAGGTTTGATTGGACAAGCTATAGGTAATTTCAAAGATACAAAAGGTCTATCTGAAAAATTAAAATCTTTAGGACCAGTAGGAGCAGAAGCACTAGGTCAAATAGGTAGAAAAGCACTATTTGGTGCGGCTAGTTTATTGCCAGGGTTTGAAGGTGCAGAAGCTGCATACGATAAAGCATTTGGTCAGGCTGTTAACCCACAAAAAGAAGTTGTATTCCAATCTGTACCATTTAGAAATTTTGAATTTCCTTTTGAGTTTGCACCTAAAAATCCAAAAGAAAAAGATAGTATGCACAAAATAATTAATATGTTCAAGTTTCACATGATGCCAGAATATCAAGGAACATCAAAGGGTTATTTCAATACACCATCAGAGTTTCAAATAACTTATATGTATAGAGAAGATAGAAACACATATCTTCCAAGAGTAAGTCGTTGTGTGTTAAAAAATTTAGATGTTGACTATGCGCCAGAAGGTGTTATATCATCATTTATACCTGATGAAGGTGGGGCAGCGCCAACACTTTCTACAATGAAATTAACATTTACTGAAACAGAAATTATGACTAAAGAACGAATATCGGACGGATTCTAATATGTATTTTTCTAATTTTCCAAAAGGGTTATATGATATAAAAGGTGATGGCAATAAAAAACTTGTTACTGATTTAATGAAAAGAGTTAAAGTAAGAAGTAAAGTTTTAAGTGAAGCATCATTATATGATGTATATGATGTTCCTAATGGTGAGAATCCAGAAGATACAGCATATAAACATTTTGGCGATCCAGAAATGCATTGGGTAATTTTACTGACTAATAATATCACAGATAGATATTATGGTTGGCCTTTAACTGACCAAGATTTTGAAAAATACATTACAGACAAATATGATAATCCAGATGACATACACCATTACGAGATTACACAATCAAGTGGACCTCAAACAGGAAATGGACCAAGTGATTATTCACATCTAGTAGAAGTAAACAGCACAGAACCTGGTGCACAATCAGTTTCTAATAGAGAATATGAACAAAGATTACAAGACGAAAAAAGACAAATTAAATTATTAGATCCTCAATTTTTAGGGGTACTACTTGCAGAGTTTGAGAAATTAATTAGAAATTAAAGTGAAAAATGTATAATGATATTAACACAAGTCAATTAGAACGAGCAGGACAATATTCTTTATCAGATGTCCGATTAGTTTCTTATCAATCATCAGAAGGTCAAAACAAACCAAAAAGAATATCTATCAGATCACTGGTAACAGAATTAAACATCTACGAGAGTTTAACTAATAAGTCTATATCAGGCAATATTGTTATCACAGACGCACAGAACGTAGCCAATCACTTACCTATTACAGGATTTGAAAAAATAGAGTTTAAATTATTCACACCGGGTACAAGTAGAGCATATGACTTTACTTCAGAAACAGGTCACCCGATGCATATCTACAAAATATCAGAACGAAAAGGATTAAATCCTAGAACGCAGATTTATGTATTAAACTTTGTCAGTATCGAAATGATGAAGAATGAACAAATCAAAGTAGATAGAGCTTACGAAGACACAATTGATAATATGATTTTAAAATTGTTTAGAGACAGTTTACAATCAAACAAGACATTGACCTTAGAAGAAACAAAAGGTATACGTAAATTTGTCATGCCAAAAATACGACCCTTTGAGGCGATTGATCTATTAACTAAATCTGCAGAGAGTAAAAAACATCACACACCAGGAATGATGTTCTATGAAAACGCATTAGGTTATCATTTTAAATCTTTTGAAAGTATGTTGGCAAGTACAGAAACAATCGCAAGACCTGTGGTTGCGTTATACAGACCAACGCCAGCGAACATAAGAGATGCTAGAGGAAATAGAAATGTCATTAAAGAGATGCAAACAGTACGTAATTTTAATATCAATAGTCAATTTGATACACTAAAGAATTTAAGAAACGGTATCTATAACTCCAGAACTGTGACACACGATGCATTCAATAAGACTTTTACAGAAACAGATTTTGATTATCTAACAGAATACGAGAAGTCTTTTCATACAGAACATGATGGAAAGGGAAGTAAAACAGTTGGAAAAGGTATTGCGCCATTATTCAATTTTGAAAAGGGAAAGACTATATCTGACTTTCCAGAGGGTACGTTATATCTAATGAGTGATACACAAAAAATACATAATAACGCAGAGTTACCAGATTACTTTGACATTACTCCTAAACGACTGTCTCAACGATTGTCATTTGAATCCATGAACATATCTATTGATGTACCTGGATTTACTGGAATATCTTGTGGTGATTTAATCGCATTCGAAATGCCAGCATACGAACCAGCAGGAAGAGATAATCCATACGATAACGACCCATACTTATCAGGTCGATACCTAGTGAAGTCTATACGACACAGTATAGATACAGTCAATGATACACACGACATGAACGTAGAGATAATCAAAGACGCAGTAAAAGACCCTTATCCAGAAGAACCTATAGATGTATTATCTGATAGGGAAAACAAGGATAGATTAAACATATTACAATACGAATTAGATGAAACTATATTGACAGAACCAGGAGATGTAGTATAATGAATACACTCCGAGAACTCTCGCTAGAATCGCGGCTAGAGCGTGTAGGAACGACTATAAGCGGTGGCGATGAGAGGTTATACATCTTTGTGTCAAAAAGACATAATTTAACATATAAGAGGATATAATGAAGATTAAAGAACAAATTAAGACAATCATAGAAGATTACTCAGAGGCGAGGGACATATCCGCAGAGTATAACAAATACGATGGTTTCTTCAAGGGACTACGAGGAACCGAAACGCCATGGAACTTTGTAAAACACCCGTTTTTATTGAAAGTTAAAGGCCTTCTTGCGAGTCTTAATGTGATAAATGTACATAATACAACGAATAAGTAGAATAGAGGAGATGAGCGCCACCTTGCGTAGGGTATTTTTAAATGGTATTAAATGGCGCATGGTGACCTTATTAAAACGAGAGGTGTATCGGTAAAAAAAGATGAACAATGATAAATTTTTAGGACACAATGGCTTTCTGTGG